GTTCGCTCATTACTCGCCCTCTCTCTCGTGTAAGTATCCGCCCATAGTGGATATCAGATTAGTGCGGATAACTAGCGTCCCGTGCATATCCTCATATACTTCCGCGCCCTGCATATTCTCTTCCACCCATAGTTTTAGATCTTGTAAGGTATCTATCTCTGCTAGTTGCATTACTCTCTCCTTATCCCGCGCAGTATCCGTTAGCGTGATCGCAAGAGGCGTGTCTCCACCCCTCAGGATTTTCTCTCATACCTTTTTCATAGGCTTTTGCGTAATCCTCAAAACCTTTTGCTAAAGCCTTGTGGAACTCATCTTGGTTTGCGTATCCGTTGTACATTTCGTCCTCTTTCTCTTGTTGTCGTAGTGTAGCGCAGTCTCCCCCATTTGGAACAGTCTTCGCCCTCTT